GACTGGTGGATAATCTAAAGGAGGTAATTATGGCTAAGGGAGTTCCTAAGAGGGACGGTAGTGGCAAAGGCGTAAGGGCTAACAGAGGCAGAGGCGGCTGTGCTACTACTAAGAGAACCGGTAGAGGAAGGAGGTAGCTTATGACATATATACCTATGCAGGAAGCTCAAAGAGAGGACATCTCTATACAACAAGAGCAACTGGCTGCACTTAGAGTAATAGCAGCACAGTTGGCAGAAGTAACAGGTAACGAAATAAAGGAGGATGAGGTAAATGGCTAGATTAGAAGGACAAGATGGAACTCCAGCAAAGGTAAATTCAGAAGGACAGCTACATGCTTGGGCTAACTGCTTCAGTGAAGACCACTATGCAGCGGTGCAAGGTAATGCCTATGTTATGGACTTGGATGGTATAGCTACTAATGGTGCTGAGCATATCGCAGTTATCAAGAACACTGACGACCGTGACCTGATAATTACATCAGTCACTATCTGGGTAGCAACCTTCAAGGACACTACCTATGTTGAGGCGTTGCTGAATGAGACCTTCACCTATGCTGCTGGTGGTACTGCTGTCACCCCAGTCAATATGAAGTCAGGACTGGTAGGTGGCGCTGAGGGCGAGTTCTATACTATAGCTGCTGCTGGAACTGACATCACTACCTTTGGTGGAACTGCCGTCTTTGGAGGCAGATTCATCTTCACCACTACGCCTCTTAAGTGGCATAAGGACAGTGGCTGGATAGTACCTAAGAATCAGGTATGGTCACTATACAATCAAGGTAACGATAATACCTTCTACGGCTATATATCATTCTACTATCACAACGGATAGGAGTAACTTATGCCAGGCGGAATAGACACGAGACTAGTAGGACCTGATGGCAAGCCCCTGCATAGTGATGATGGCACGCTAGCGGTAACTACAGAGCAGAAGGCACATAGCCACTTTGTATCTGTTACCCTAGCAACTATAGCAGCCTCACCCTATAGGCTAGTTACTCCAATCAGCACAGGTACTATTGAGATAACTGACCTGCTACTAACAGCAGAGGAGAAAGCTAACGGGTCTATTGTTGTTCAGTTCAATGATGGTACTGATACTGCCATAGTAGCTACTGGCTATGTAGCTACTAGAACTCTCAACTTGTTCATGCCTTTCATCGGCAGGGTGCAAGGATGGAGGTCTGCGTACTTAGAAGCATCATTGGCTGGAGACAACTTTGCCGCTACTGTAACAGTAGTCTACATCAAGCATCCCGAGACAGGTCCTGACTACGCTAAGTGGAACTCATTGAGATAGGAGGTAAATTATGGGTAAAACTGCGCTACAGATGAGGGCTGCGTTAAAGACTGACCTCAGGACTACTGATGAAATAACTGATGCAGAGCTCAACCGTGCCATTGAGAGAGCGATATCTGACCTTAGCAGAATGTTACCCAGAGAGAAGACTTACGAGGAGAGCCTACAGTTCTCTGTATCAGCTGAGTCAGTTACTATGCCTGCTGATACTAGCCTGGATGCCATCGTTGCAGATGAGGACATGTCATCTTTTGCTGCTGGCAGCGCCTGCACGATAGATGGGCAGCCTGATGTGCCTAGGCCGCTAGTGGTAAATCTGACTGATGCTGACGACTCCATAACTGGAATGACCATAGATATCGTGGGTACTGATGAGAATGATATTGCCCTAGCTGAAACCTTCTCCTACATCAAAGGTGATAGCAAGACCATCACAGGGAAGAAGTACTTCAAGAATGTCTACTCAGTCACTGCTGCACAGATAGCTGGAGTAGGTGCTTCAGACATTCTGGACATAGGCTACGGAGCTTATACTGATGTCTGGGTTAGCCTAGCTAACAAGCCTATCAAGTGGGGCAGTGAGAAGGACGTAACTGACGAGGACGCCAATGCTCTCACCCGCAATACTGACTTCTACATAGACTATTACAACGGCAGGATTAAGGCTATCAGTGGTGGTGATATAGTAGCATCTGATACTGTTACCATCAGCTATACTAAGAGCCAGCTTGAAGTTGACCTATCATCCTTACCTGACCTTATCCGAGTAGAAAGAGCTGAGTATCCAGTTGGCTCATTACCTCAATCTTTCGTGCCGTTTGACATATGGGGCAATATCCTGGGCGTGACAGGAGGGGCTGAAGCGGACACACAGGGGCTTATGGCAGAGGACAAACATATACGGTTATATTACGCAGCAGAACATCAGCCGCCTACTGAATACTCACCTGGCTCAGTACCAGACTTCTTAGAGAATACTGTTATCCTTGCCGCCAGTGCTTACGCCCTATTCACATATGCTCTCAAGCAGGAGCTATCGGCAGAGACTCAGTTCACTACTGCTGGTACTAGACTAACCAGTGCTGATACTGCTCACACTGCACTAGGTACTGCACTGACTAATATCAAGAAGTATCTAGACAATAACTCCGATGCTGATGCAGCTGGGATACTGGCAGACATTACCACTGATGCAGCTGCTCTCCGAGATGCCATAAAGGATGCTCTAGATGCAGCTAACGCCTATCTGGATAGTGTGGATACTGACATCTCCAATGCCGATACTGTAAGGGCAAGCTATGTAACCACTCAGAACTATATTGACGGTGGTACTGAGCCAGACATCAAGACCTATCTAGCATCTGGTGATGCTCTACTAAACACTGTAGCAGTTGGGGCTGAGGGTACAGATGTAATGGAAGCCTACCGCAGATATGCTGAGACTGTCAAGTCAGCACTGGTAGGAGCCTTTGAAACTGACCGAGCTATGTACTTACAGAACGCTACTAATAGAACCAATGCTGCTCTGGGTTATGTGCAGGAGGCTGCACAGCGTACTAGCAATCTCAGAAGCTACATAGAGCAGTCAGCAGGATACAATGCTATAGCCTCACTCTTTGCTAGAGAAGCAGAAGCCAGACTAGCTGAAATCAGTGCGTATCTCAGAGCAGCTAGCACCTATATTGAGGCTGCTGGAGGTTACATGGTTATGGCAGACAGGTTCCGCACTGAGGCTATTGAGCGTAGGAATGAGGCTTGGAGTATCTGGAAAGACCGCAAGCAATACATAGGAGACTTCACAATGTCATCTGTGAGGCAGATGCCTCAATAGGTATAGGAGCTAGTCAGCCCTGCTGGCTAGACTCCTCTGAATGGCGGAGGCAGGGAACAGTTGCCGACCTTGCCTCCGCAGCGTTATTGTAAGAGAGAAGCAATAGATACTACCGAGGAGGAGTATGGCGATGAGTGCTGTTAGTATCCTCATTGTTTATCCTTTGGGGTGACTAACTTAATTCTTCTTATCCCATAAGCGAGGCAACCAAACCTTATATCATCATCGCTTTCACCATGCTTAAAGGGATACTGCTCTCCGTATAAACCAGTAACCATAAAACCATCAGGAATTATGTCATACCACTCACCAGGTATCAAGTATACATCTTCATCTACCTCAAGTAGTTCAGTTGGGGATTCTTGTCTACCAACATCAATACTTAAAACTTCATCGGGGGCATTGATAATAGGTATCTCAACTATATTGCTCAATGGCTTGTCTCGATTCTTGGCTATGAGGTTATTCATACTATCCCACTTTCGGAAGCCTAACCCCTTTAAGATATTCCAAGGCGCATTGTTGACTATGGCTTCAAAATCGGTCTTATTTTTAGGCTTCCAAGTAAACTCTAATGGTTCAGTTCTCTCAAACTGTGGAGTAATAATCGTAATCTCATCGCCAATGTTTTCTTTTAACCATTTAACTAATTCTTCCATTTGCTTATTCCTCCTTTGTACACCTCGCTCCTATTCCCATCTCCAGGTCTGCTTTACTTCAAAAGGTATGCGGAAGCCTGGTATATTCTCCAGCTCCTCTACTGGAAACTGCACATCTCCATCTAAAGTGATACTGTCATGTACTGTGATAGCCATGACAGGAGGACCTAAGCCTCTCCTAGCACACAGCAGTATTGCTCTTTTAATAACCTCTCCATCAGAGCCGAGAATAGGATAGTTAACAGCCTTCCTCTTCATAGCATCTTCATCCTCTTCAGGTATCCTTATCCTTCTACCAAATAGAGTAGGCTCCGCCCAACCAGTCCTCAGCCCTTCCCTCTGCACAGCAGTAACCCAGTCTGCCACACCCTTATATGTCCTGAACCAGTCATCCAAAAGTCTTCCACATCTTCCTATGTCTTTAATCTTTGCCTGTTCACTAATGGTCTTGGCAGTAGCACCATAAGCAACTGCAAAGTTCAGTGTCTTAGCTAGCTTCCTTGGCACTCTCATCTTATCAGCAGTGTGCTGATGAATGTCAGCCTTCTTTGGGTCAGGGTCTCTGAGCACTCTGAGCATATCTCTGTCTTGAGTTCTTTCTGCTAGTAAGTATAGGTGCTCACGACTATAATCGCCTGTTGTGAACATTCCATTATCAGGCAGAAGCATGAACCTTGCTCCAGGGTCTCCGCTTTGCCTGTCTGCTGGTGGTATATTCTGTATATTCCTATTGCGGCTATTAAGCCTGCCTACTACAGTGTCTGTATAGTATTCTGTATAGAACCTCTCCTCTCCAGCTAGAGGCTTAAGATATGTACTAAGGAACTTGGACTTCTTCCTATACCCTAGCACTGCTGCTGCCATAGGGTCAGAGAGGAACTCTAAGGCAGCCTCCCTAGTAGATAGCTGCTTTCTGCTTCTAGTGAACGGCAAGAAGTTTCCCCTCTTAGCCAATACATATCCTACTTGCTGACTGCTTCCAGGATTATCCACTCCATAGGATACTACTTGCCTACGATAGAACTCTACTTCATCCTCATACTGCGCCTCTAGGGTGGCTCTAGCCTGCTGGTCTATTAGTATACCTCTCAGACTTAGGTCAATCAGAATAGGGATAACGGACATCTCTACTTGGAAGTAACTAGGATACTTATCCATAATCTCTGGCAGGTACTTGATGTATAGCTGGTATGCCACCTTTGCATCCTTCTGGCACTTAGTAGCTACTTCCTCTGGAGGCACATCTAGCATAGTACCCCCAACCTTGTATCTTCTTATGATTGATGATGCATCTTCAACATCATATCTGCTAAGGTCATCACTAGCCAGTATACCTAGGGTTGTTTCTAATCTGCCCAGTAGTCTAGCCGCTACATTAGTATCCCACAGATTGCTTCTGTCTATCTCTGGTAACATAGGAACCATAGGCAGCACACCCAGGTCAAACATAGCATTGTGGGCTATCTTGCAAACTCTCGGATTACTTAATAGAGGTGCTAGTAGAGCAAGCTCTCGAGGTGGCTCTGGATGGACTTGGAAGTATATAGCCTCATAAGGCGAGAATGCTATAGCAAAGCCTAGAGGCATTCTTTCCTTGAGACTAACAGTCTCTGCGTCTATGGAGATTGCAGATGGAGGATTGTCAAGAAAGAATTGGAATCTCTCTTTAGCATTGCCTTCTCCGTAATAATAAACAGGCATTATCCTCCCTTGTGCACTCGGCTATGATGTAGTTGGCAGAGCCATCGTACTTCTAATGGCTTAGAATAATCATCATGATGAGCTTGAGTGTCCAGGCTGCCACATACCTCACATGGCTGCCTCTTTAACTTTGTATAACTTACCTTATTATGAGCTGAGGTCTTTTCAAAGTTAATGAACTTATATAGTCTAGACCTCCTTCTAAGTGCAGTAGCGTTCATTGTATAGTAGTTCTTCCTATACTTATGGTATCGTTCTTTATTGTTGCTGCGCCAGTCCCTTTGCTTATTGTTATGGCAGGACTTACAGTAGTATGGTCTTCTATTACCACTAGGAGACATCTCATCAGGCCAGAAAGCCCCTTTGCACCTAGCGCAAATATAGAGCTCCACTATGACCTCCTTAAGACTATAATTGATTCATCCTCCACCACCTCTATCCCCTTAGCTTTCCTAGCAGCAGTATATGGCATACCTGGTGCTGCCCATCTGAAGTGCTCAGCTGGGTCATAGGTGAAGCCAACTCTGATACTAGCATCTATAGCCTTCTGTGTTAATAGTACTCTATTACCTTCTCTAATATGGTCTTTGACAATCAGGGTCATACTGCCTGGAGATGTCAGAGTCTCATAGCACTTCTTATATACTCTCTCCATCTCCTCTGCCCAGATAAACTCTGACATAGTACCAAGGTTTAGCGGAGACTTACTATACTCAGCGAAGTCATACCCTGTATCTACATTCCAGCTATCAGTGCCTTTGGTCTTCATAATAGTTGCGTACTGTGGTGAGAACACTATATGATTAGCAAGGTTAGGCACTGGCAAGAATGTCTGGCAAGGCATATTGATGGTACTAGCCATACCGCTAATACCTGGTGCTATCTCCTCCATCATAGCTACTGATGCTAGCTGCATCTTATAGAACTTCTCGCTAATCTCTACGCAGATTACCTTACGGTCTATAAGTGCGCCGACTAAGATAGTACCAGTACCAGCCATAATGTCTAGTAGAGTATCCCCAGGCTCTGATACATACTCTATGATAGCCTGGACAAGGTAGACATTTGCCTTGGCTGGATGCTGATTTACTTCCTCAGGGAATATCTTCTTACGATAATCAGAGTCAGGAGGGAAAAGGAACCAGCCCTTATCATTCCTGCTATACTCTGGTGCGAAGCTTTCTCTCATGGTCTCTCCTCCAGTTCTTGGATTTTACCCATCTACGCTTGCACTTTGGACAATGGAATAATACCCTATCTGCCCCGCCTATATGCCATACTAGTGGCTCCCTACACTTGAAGCAGTAAGGTATCATAGCTAAGTATATATTGTTCCATCTTTGCCTGTTAATTTCAGCATCATATACTACATTATAAGGAACTTCAATAGTCTTGGGAGGGTTTCCGACTAGCCCTTGAATAGTATCTATGCCTCTTACTTTTGTCATATCTCTCTCCCCAAAGCTGATAGTAGCCTTTCTGCCATCTTCCTTCCAATGCCCTCTACCTCAGTAATATCAGATACACTGCTGGTAGCTAGGTCTAATATATTACAGAACTTCTCAGTTATAGCCTTAGCCTTCACTTCACCAATCTGTAAACGGTAGGCGTTAGATAGAAACATCAATGCCTTGAGGAATGGCTCTGGCTCCTTGACCTGTATCCTTGGTCTAATGACTCTCTGCAAAGTAGTATGCTCTTCTGGTGGCTTCTGCTCATTGCGGTAGATAGTCATAAGGAGTCTAGCGGTCTCTACCCAGTTGATAGTCCAGTATGTGGTGATGCCAGCCTTAGCTAGCCTGTGTAGCCAGACATAGAGCATAGACACTGTAGCATTGTAGCTATGCTCAGAGATATAGTTATTATCTACCTTATAAGCAAATGTGCCTCCAGCTGTGCCTCTAGTAGATACATCAGTGGAGGCACGAGAATGCTTTCCTTTGACTGCCAGTCTGATAGGGCTGATGATACCTTCTATAATCTGGTAATTCTCATCTGCCTGTTCGTAGTAGTCTCTCAGTTGGTCCTCAGCCTCATCTATATTCCCTAGCAACACACCAGCCTGCTTGCGACTGAACTGTAGCCGCTTGCCTTCATAGTTGCCGAA